GACTTTTCCTGACTGTTGCTGTCGTAAGTGTTGCCATCCCAACCTTTGACTGCGAGAGACATTCGGTTTCTCCTTTTTTAGTTTCGCCAGCCAACGGTCACGCTGGGATTGCCGTATCTCCGTCTTACTGCAGGAACTCTTTGCTTCTCGCGCGAGTAGGCCGTGGCGAGCTGCGTGATGCACTCATCCGCTTCTTCCTTGAACGTCGCCGCTATCGGGCTACCGCGACTCAATAGGAACTTATAGGCCAGCCGATTCGCAAAGGCCGGATTGATGCCGCGAATCAGAATCACGTCGCTGGTGGTCTGGAAGGACAGCGTTTCAGATTCGTACCGCAGCCTGATGTCCTCTGACTGCGTTGCGCCAGGCATGTAAATCGCATCCGTGCGCCACTCCCAGATTCCGATTCTCGCGGTTTGCACCTGAGATGGAAGGCCATCGAGGACTTGCTGCATGGGCAGCCAGTTCTCCTGCGTTCCTGTCTGCCGCTCCCACAGGAATTGCGGAATTATCAGGTCAAACGGCACGACTGGCGCGGCATGGTTACCGACGCCATCGAAGTACCCTGAGTCCGAGATGTTGACCTGCGCACCTGGGTCAGGAGGGCTTACGGCAATCGGTAGAACGCTCGCCAGTAAGGTCTCCTTGACGAACGTGTTCATGCCGTGATTCATCAGCTCCTTCTGCACATAGTCGGCTGCATCGTTGAGTAGAGGGAAAGTGAATGGCGCTGTGTCCGTCAGGATTTCCCCTGCCGTCGAGACAATCATGTCGTTTACGAGGGCGCGCGCAAGATTAAGAGCGCCCTCGACCGTGCCGTATGCTGTGGTCTGAACTACGGGCAATTAGGACTCCGCAACCTGCGCCTTTGGCTTCCGTGCATGTGCTGGGACTGGCCTGTCCTCTTCCTTCTTGAGTCCGGCGGCGATGGCCTTGTCCCAATCCAAAACTGCTCCACACTCTGACCACGGCAGGTGAACCGCTGCGGACTTCGCAACGGGCTTATGGCACACTGGGCATTCCTTCATCGGCACAATGCCCTTCGACCATTCGCGCTCCTGCTTGGCTTGCTTCGCGGCCCAGCGGTGCTCATCGGTAATCATCTGGCCGCCAAGCCCCTTTGATTGCCCTTCTGCGTGGATTCTGTCGCCATCGGCAACAAGGGCCTCGCAGGTCTGCATCAGCATGTGCTGAGCATGAGCAACGTCCTCATCCGATGGAGGGTTGGTGCGGGAGACGAACAGGCCGAACTTTCGCAAATCGCCCTGCGGCCTCATTCCAGGCCCGGCATGGAAGATTGCGAGAACGATTTCCTCGGCGTTGTACATATTCAGTTCCGTCTTGTCCACAATCAGAACTTCCTCGACAACGATGCCGGGAATCGCGCACGCGGCGCTATACTCGTCACCTTCCTTGCAGGCGGGCACGATGTACTGCTCGAATCCAGGCTCCCGCCATCTGTATTCCTTGTTCGAGACGTTGAAGACGTAGATCGGCGGCACATTCGGGAGATTGGGCCGCGTCTTGCGGCTGAATCCCATGAGCTTCCGTGACCGTTCCGCTATCATCCGCTCCGCCTGCGCTGCCGACGTGTAAACCAGTTCAGTTAGTGCCATCGTTCCTCCTCGAAATTTGCTTCAGTTTGCCTCTTCCGAAAGCCTGCTCCGCCGTCCGCTCCATCGCAGGGTCAAACGAACGTTTCACTTCCCTTGGGAAAGCCTCCGCGAACACGCCTTTAATCTCCGCGTCCGCAGCCTTCTTTTTCTTCTCCTCGCGTTCAACGAGAGCCGCCTTCTGTAGCGCCGCGCTTTGCAGTCTCTCGGCCTTGAGCACAAGCCGGATAACCATCTCCACGACTGCAAGGGTCAATGGCAGAAATTCACCGCCCGACTTGAAGCAGTCGTTGCACCACCTGAAATTCTTCATGTGCGTGCAGTGGGCAAGCGTGTAGGAGTGCTCGTACTCGCCCTTGTAGAGCTTTTCAACGTGCCAGCGGTTCACTTGGTAGGGACGATAAATAACGCCTTCATCCGTGAATCTGATTCTGTCTGCGCCCCAGATGACGCGGAATCGAGGCTGCCCGTTTTCCATTCCGCCAATCTTCTTGACCTCCCGCACTATCCAGTCAGGAGGGTCGTGATGTTCCAATCTTCCCCCATGCGGAGTTTCCACGCTGCGGTTCATACCAGTCCGAGCAATAACCGTCTATCGGAGCAGGAATCACGTTCGAGCCATTCCACTCGATGAAGTACTTATTCCCGCAGATGCGATTCTCCGCATCCTTGAGGAATCGGCAGTTCTTGCACATCGAACCGCCTTTAGGAACCCGCATCCCTGCCTGATGGTTTGCGGGATATTTCGCATCGCCCAATCCAGCCTCCAAAAGTCAGGGGCGGCTCCGAGCAGCCGCCCCATGTCAATCAGCTTCTTCCTAATGGCCGAAGAAGTACTGCGGGATGGCATTCCCAGTGCTGTAGACACCAGCGCGAGGATTGTCGGTTGCGATGTTCTGCCCCACCCACAGGTAGGACAGGAACGAGGTTTCCACGCCGCCATCCGCACCGTACGCAGGGAAGAGAGTCTGGCCGTTGACTTCGTAGAAGTCTATCGGCTGAATCTCCGTGCGGAACCAGTGCTTCAGTGCCAGTCCGTCAATCCGGCCAGGCGTTGCGTGAATGGACGCCTTGATTGGCCTGCCGCCGAACGTCTTCGGAGCAGTCTTCATCAGCATGTCCACTGCGCTGTCGCCCTTGATTTGGGTCTGAATGACCTGGGTGACTACAAGCCCGATGTTTTCAATCGCGGCTTCCATGTCAATGTTCATGTACCAAATCCACTGCGCGGATTCAGGGCTGTCAACGCCCAACGCAAGGCGCACCTGGTCGAGCATGGCCCTGCCGCGCTGCGGGCTGATTGCCGTGCTGTTGCCCGCAATCGTGGGAGTGCTCAAGCGACCGGGATACGCGGAACGCTGAACGCCGAGGAAAGTTCCTGTGTTGGAACTGAGCTGAAGGTTCGCCACGCCGTTGATGGAGCTGTTGGCTACGCCAGAGCCGCCGTCAACGATGAGCAAATCCCCCGCTATCGTTCCTACAGGCATGGTGCTCGATGGGTCAATGGTGATGGTGTTTGCGATTGCGTCAGCCGCCAGAATCAGGAAACTGCCACGGGAGGCGGAAGTCAGGTTCGGGAACACCTGCACAGTCTGCCCATCCATGAACTGATTGGCATTGTTGACTCCAATCACGGGATTGTTGGCGACAGAAACAACCGTGTCGAGAGTCCCTGACCCGTCGCCCTGCATCAAGGCTTCCAGGCCCGTGCGGAACTCTTCCATGGATTGCTTCATCACTTCGTCAACGTAGTTCGCCATCGCCTTCTGCTTGGAATCGGTGGCTACTTTCGCAAGGGCCGTGTACTCAACCGGATGCACGAAGAACACCTGACTGAGAATGGCAAAGTCGGTGCGAAACGCCCCGCCGCGACCAAGGCCTGCGCCATCGGGATTAATCTGCCGCAAAGTGCCGTTGGCGAGCAGGTTCAACGGAATGCGGTACGCACGAGAAGATACTGGCTCAAGCCCTTCCGACTTTTCCTCGATGAGCGACAGCAAAGTGTCGTCCAAGGAGTAGAGGCGCGGAAGCTCTGGCCGTACCCGCTCTAGCTGAGTTGCGATTGCTGCTGCATTGTTTCCAGGGGCCATTTATTTATGTGGGATTCTTAGCCCACGTTACCTTTCTGCCGCCCTTCAGGACGGCGCGCTGTTTCAAAACCATTTCTCTTGTCGTCTGGCTGCGGTCTATCTCGTTATTCGGAGGCGACTGCGTGACGTACTCAAAGCCGTCTATTGCCTTGGGAACGGGCTTGTTACCGTTAGGCGCAGGCTTATTCCCTGGAATCGCGGCCTTTGAGGAAACGCCCATGAGACGCGCTTGGCGCTCGACTGCCAGCTTCAGAGCTTGTTCGTAACGGGCCACAGCGAAGCGCACAGCCGAGGAACTATTGCGAAGCGAAATGGCGCGTTCCCGCTGCAGGCTTAACTGCTTCTGGAAATTCGCGTCCTTCAGTACTTCGCTGTTCGCGGCATACATGACGTTCTGCATGAGTTGATTCCTGTCATCAGGTTCAATCTTCCGCCCTGCAAGGTAGGAATCGAGCAACGCGGAAGCCTTCTCCGTGATTGCCTTCTCTGCATTCGTCCTGTATTCCGCATTCAGTTCCTTGGTTGCATTGGCCTGTGTCTGCTGCCGTTCCGTCTTCAGCTCTTCGCGCAGCTTGACGAAGCGCGGGTCATCCTCCTGCTTGCCGATTTCCGCCAATCTGTCATGCCATCCAGCAATCGCGTTGAGAATCCTGAGTGCTTCGTCCTTGTTGTCGGCCTTGATTGCCTGATATGCCGAAACAAGCTGCTGGCGAAGCTGCACCGCATCATGCTCACCAGTAATTCTGCGAGCCATTTCGCGGTTGTATCCCGCCTCGTCTATCTCCTTGAATTTATCGAGCGTGTGCGGAACGTGAGTCCCGAAAGCAATTGGGTCTTCGTTCGCAAGGTCGTCAACAAATGCAGGGTCTCCGTCGAAGAACTGCTGCGCCACAGACTTGAACTCTCCGTTCGTCGTCTGCAGTTCAGAAAGACCTTCCGTGCCGCCGACAAGCTCAAGCTGCTCTTTGGCCTGCCGCGCGTCAGCTACTGACGGGAAGACTTGGCGAAATTCCCGCAAAGAGAAAAAGTCATTCTTGGCCTGCTGATACCCTTGCGGATTCGCCTTCTGCATGTCTCGAATCCACTTGGGAATGACTCTGCCGTCTTCGCTGGCCCTCTGTTCAGGTTGTTCTCCCGAAGGCTGCGCACCCTCAACTGGGGTTTGCTGACCATCGGTTTGTACTGGCTGCGTTTCCTCTACCGCTGGTTGCGATTCAGCGATGGACGAAGTGATTCCAGAGTCAACTGCGCCCGCATTTGGCGCTGCCTCTGTCATCACTGCTTCTTCAGGCATGGTGTTTCTCCCCTTCGGTTATGGGTTCACTGGTTGGCACTGCCTCGTGTCCGTCACGAGTAACCGAAACTCAAATGGCCCCTGGCGCTGGCGGCTGTGTCGGATTTGACACAGGCGGCGCGGGGCTTGCAATCTTCTTGGGCCCTGGCTCTGGCATGGCCGGAGGAGGAGGAATCAGCGCAAAGTGCTGCATCAGGTGCGCCCTGACGTTCGCAAATCCTGGCGGGTCTTCGACTTTCTTCTTCTGCCCTTCCGCGCTATTGACCCACCGCTTTCCAGCCTCCCACTCCGCAGCATGGTCATCGAACTGCTGGTCAACGGGGATGGATGGCTCATCTGGCCCTGGCTGCATCGTAATCGGGTCAATCTGCCCTGGCACAGGAACGCTGACAAGGAGCTGATTTATCTCCGCCAGTTGCTTGCGCTCCGCATCCGCGCCAGGGATGACGAAATCCTCAAGCCCGATAAGTCTGCGCCCTAGCTCCAGATTGTTCGGCTCATCGAGGATTTGTCCAAGCAGCGGATTCTCGGCAGCCATCGGCATAAGCTGGAAGAACGCCTGCCGCTTCTGCGTCCACGATTCAGGAAAGTTCTCATCCGTGTCGGGATAGCAATAAATCTTGCCCTTCAGCTCCTGCAGCCTGACTTGCGTTGTGTCCACGTTCCCTGCTTCATCAGGGATGGCAAACGAAATATCGTCCTCGCGGTTCTCGGCAGAGCACCTGACTGACTGCTCCATGATGTCTGAGTAGAATCGCTTCATCTCCCGCCAGACAATGCCAATTCTCCCTAGAGCCTGGTCGCGCGCCATGCTGTACTCAGCCGCAGTCTTAGACCCTCCCATCTGCCCGCCAAACAGCGCAGGGAAGGCCCCTGTAAGGAACTGCGCCACAGGCCCCATAAGCTGCTGCCCGTACTGCAGCATGTCGGGGCTGACTTCGGCAGGCGGCTCATAAAAGAAATTAGCGGCTACCGGCTCATTGAGGTTCTTGCGCGTGACGGAGTATCGCGCCCCTGGCCTTGACCTCTGCCGTCTGGTTGCCTCATCGTCAATCAGCCTGTCGTCAACATAGGACGCCGGAAGCGTTCGCTCGTAAATGTCCTGCGTGGCGTTGATGATGTCGTTGAATCGTTCCTGCACTGACACCATGCAGCTTCCCATCGAGTTGCGGAACTGCCCGTCGCCGGGCATCGGATGCATGATTGACCAGTGATGCCGAAGATTCTCCGCCCACGAGCCTGTGTAAATGGCGTTGTCGAATCGCACCTGACAGCCGTTCGGGAACAGCTCAAGAAGCTGCTGCTTCTCCGACTCATCTTCCAAGTCCTCGAAGAATGCAGGGTCAATCCACGTCCTTTGGCGGGTCACAAGATGCGCGATAGAGGCTGCTGCCTGCCCTATGAGGTTCGTTCCTTGTCGCACGGAGATTCGCGCGAACCGCTCAAAAGCCGCCTGCCCAGAACCCATAGCCCCGGCCTTGATTTTCTTCTCGTATCCGTCAGGAAATCCCATCTGGGATATTTCGGCCTGCACCTTGCGGATATGGAACTCATCGCTGTATTGCACATACGGGTAGTCCGCAATCGAGTCCACCGTGATTGGCACCTTCAGTTCCAGCGTGCCGACCATCGAGATTGTTTCCTGCATCTGGCCTGTCTTTGGCGACTTCTCCCACCGCGTCCATGCGCCAATCCGCCCGTCCGTCCATGCGAAGTAGCTGTTCTGGATTTGCAGCCTGTCCATGTCGTTCAGGTGCTCGATGATTTTCCTGTACCGCTCGCCAGCCTTGGCCGTCGCTATGTCTGCGGCGTCCGTGGCGTTCTGTGGCTCGAACCTCGTTGACGGCCTGTTCTGCGTCAGTACTGCCTGAATGGACAGCCCGAACGCCTGATAGATATTCGTGACGTACATCACGAGGTCGTCATCGTCCGTGTTGTTGTTCGTGCCCGACATGTTCGCGCCGTTCGGCCCAAGGATTTGCCAGCCCTCATTCTTGTAGTCCCAGAACAGGTGCTGCAGGCCGCGCCAGTAGAGCCTTTGCCGCTTCGACTCCTGAATCTCTACTCTGCGGGCGTACCTGTCCTCCTCGCTGACCCGCTCAGCGATGCGAAGCAGGCAGTTCTGCAGGTTCTGCGGCAACTTCTCATTGTTCTCGCCATAGTCCTGCTGAGGCTGTTCCTGCTGGGACTCCGCTGCGGGCTGCTGTTCCTGCTGCTTTACTTCTACGGGTGCTGTCGCCACTTACCTTCCGGTGAGTTTGCTGAAGACGTGCTTCTTCTTGCCATGGTGCAGGTCGCCATGCTGGAACCTCTCAGCAAGGATTCCTGCGCCACGTTCGCTCTTATTGCCAGAATGGGCCATCTCGCTCGCAGCCTCAGAAGTTGAAATCCCCTTCCGCGCCGCGAAACGCTTCACCCTGCCGGGATGCTTGATGGCCGACTTGATGAAATTAGCCATGCCTCATCTCCCTACCGCCTTGCGAAACGGGTGCTGCCTTTCATGCTTGCGTTCCATCGCCGCACCTCTCGCCGTCTCCTGATTCCCTCTCATTGCCCCGATGTTATTCATTGAGCCGAAAATGTACTTCTTCAGGCGCTTGCCGCTGAAGCCGTGCTTGACGCCTTCCTTCTCAAGCGCCTGCTCAAGAAACCGAGGCATTAGTTGTTCGGAGTGGCGAGGATGTAACCGAACGCCTTGACGTGAACTGCGCCAGCGCCTGCGTTCGATGTCACGCAGGTATTGACGATGTTCTTCGCCGTGGTGATGTTCAGCATCCCTGTGGTGGTCGAGGCCACGCCAGAGGTCGTCTGAAGGTCGGCCGCGCTCACCGTTCCCGCAGTGAGAGTCGTATTCGCCGCAGTGAACCGCGTGGCCGTTGTGCCATCACCAAGCTCCCAGCCGCCCGTGCAGCTCGTGATAGTGGTCGTGACTCGCGCAACCACTCCTAGTACTATGCCGTTTATCGGGATGCAGGACGTGCAGACGGTCGTGGTAGCCCCTGATGTTGACAACGAGACGACTCCGCCATCGTTCTCCCAATAGACCAGTCCGCCGCCAAACCGCCCAGCATCGTTCGTCGCCTCGCCAATGCCATTCGTACCTGAAGTTACCAGGTCGCCTTGACCATGGGCGTTCGAGGTGTTGCCGGAGATAGTGCAAGTGTTATTCGGCGCGCCCAAGTAACAATTCGACACCGCCGTCAGGGTCACAAGCTCCGCGTTTGCACCTGTTCCGATGTTCACCACCTCGCCCACGTAGAACGGAACGAAGTGCCGCCCATCAGGAAGCGCAACGTCGGCATTGAACAGCGTGAAGGTCGCCGGAGACGCTGCGGCCACGGCAGCCCCGCTAATAGGCACGCTCCAATTCTTGTAGTTCGTTGAGACGTACACGCCTGCAGTCTTCGACTCATTGCCAGCTTGCGGGAAGGCAGGCAAGGCACATGCGAGCAAAGCAAACAAAACAAATAGTTTCTTCAAGATAGTTCTCCTCATGCATTCCGCCACTGGCGCGTTCTACACCACCATTGCCAGTGTGCGCGAAAATTGTTAATCACCCTGCGAAACCAGCCGTACAGAATGAATCCGATTAGTATGACGTGCCTCCGTCCAGACCTGACATCGCGCCACTCATATCCGGCGCTGATTCTTGCGCCTGTTCCTCACCATCATCCGGCAGCATCTTCTTGGCGTGCGCGTGCGCCTCGGCAAGATTGGCGTGGTGCTTCTTCTCTACCCGCCCGCCATCGTGGTGCGTGTGCGTGGTCGCGTGCCCGCCATGATGCCTGACATGCACCTCATGCACGCCAGTCGCAGGATGCGGCTCGGTTGGCTCATCCTGCTCATCTTGCGGCGATTCGTGCTGCTCCTCCGCAGGCGGCTCATGCTTCTCCTCTTCCATCGAACTCACGAACTTGCCATGACTGTATTTCGTCACTGTGTTCCTCCTGTGCGCTGCTCCAGCTTGTCAATCGAATCCACGGCTTGCGCGTCCGGCACTGTCGCCCGCGATAGTGACGCTGACCTTGACCGCCATCCTGTGCGCCCGAAAGCTATCTCCTTGGCCTCATAGTGCCGCTTGCCAGTCTCTTTGACCTGGGCGTCCGTGACGGCCTTCTCCTGCCCTCTCAGCATGTTCGCCGCTTCAGGCGAGCCAATTCGGTCAAGCAATGCCGACAGCAGGATAGTCTCGCGCTTCTGCAATGCCTGAATCTGCGACTCTAAGCACTCGATATAGCGTGACTTAGCGAACATCAATGCCCGTGCCTCGCGTACCGCATCCTGCTCGCGCCTTGCCACATCGCTTGCTTGGTCTGCTTCGTGTGCTCCGCTATCAGCTTCTGCGTGTAGATTGCCCGCGAAGTCATGTCAGGCACTGCTACCGTCTTCTCCTTCAGCACTACCTCGAATGGCGTGCCGCGCGGACTAAGCCTCGTCTTCAGGCCGTACCGCACAGAGTCCGCCGCATCGTCGCCTATCTCGTTCTCTGAGGCGTCTACCTTCAGCACGTCCTCAAGGTGATTCTCGTCGCGTATCAGCGTAGGTATGCACCTGATTAGCTGCGGACAGTCGGTTGTGACCTTCCACAGTCCGGATTTGAGCAGTTGGTACATGAGCCGCCATCCGCCGATGCGGTCGTTGTCGGCAGGACTAGGAGCCGGTATTCCACCTCTGGAAACCACCTCGCCAATCTGTTGAGCAACAGTGTCATTGCTGGTGCGCTTGGCGAAAGCGTCGGGCGATAGATAAAAGGCGTCAATCCGCTCGCCCTTCGAGAGGTCGATAATCGCCTGTCCAATGTCATGCTCGCTCATCCGGTCGTGATGGAATTCGCGGTAGGTAACGGTGCTGTCTCCGTCCTGCGTGTGCCAGTGAATCGAGCTGGGATGCGCAAAGCCCCAATCCATGCTTATCCAGCGCGTCCACCAAGGCTTTAGGTCAATCGGGCGGATGACATGCTCTGCCTCGTTCCAGATGTCGAAGTATTGCCCTGCAAACAGGTTCCAGTCGCCCTCTGCGAATGCCCTTGCCATGTCGGGCGGCAAAGTCTTCAGAGAGTTGTAGTACGCCTCTGTCAGGTGCGGATTGTCTGAGGCTTTGGCCTGCACGAAGGCGAACTGCGATGCCAAGCTCTGCATCTCTGGCGGGAAGTTCTTCTCAATCCACAGCTTCTTGACCCAAGCGTGCCCTATTCCGCCAGGGTTCGTCCCAGCAATGAACTTCGGATGCTCAATCCCAGGCCAGCGCAACCGAAACCTGAGATAGTCAAACACGCCTTTCTCGTTCTTCGTCAGCTCATCCACGCCGATTGCAGCAAATTCTGCCGATTGGTACTTGCTGGGATCGTCCAGGTTCCGCAGCATCAAGTAGCCGCCACCCCATTGCCTGTTAAGCCTAAAGTGCTTAGTTTCGCTAAGATAGAAGTTGCCAAGCCAAGCAGGAAACTCAGCCTGCATCCGCGAAATCTGCCTGTCCCACAGCGTCGGATAGTCTTCAGTGAAGAGCGCAACCTGCGCATTCTTAATCCTGTGGTTCGCATAGAGCGAATGCAGGTACATGACAAGGAACCATCGCAGAATGTACGACTTGCCACCGCCTGCTGCCCCGCCATAGAGCGTGAAGTCGTGCGCGAACGCAGCATTAATGAACTCGCGCTGCCGTGGCGTCGGCTTTATCAGCTCCGGCCACGACTGCTTCGGCGAAATCTCCAAATCCAAGCTCCTCGACTACCTTAATTTCGCTGCGGTCTGTCTGATTCAAGAGGTTCTTTCCGAGCCACACCAGCATTGTCGTATTACCTGCAAGTGCTAGTTCTACTTGCTTTTGGCGAATGCTTCCATTTCGCAAACGACAGCCAATTTTGTATTCTTCCGCAAAGTGTCTGTGGAGCGTATCAACGGAGATTCCTTGACGCGCAGCTATCTCTTCTTGAATCATGCCTTTAGAGGCAAGGTCAATGATTACGTTCGGGTCAATCTCTTTGCGGAGTTCCATATCACGTCTCGCTCATGCTCCAGCTAGGTCGCAGAGCCATCTCGGATGCCATCAGGTCTGCCAAACGCCTCGGGATGCGCAAAGACAGCCTGCCTGCCTCTACGCGCCTGTGGTCGTGCGTAATGCCCTGTTCTGCCCATTGCCAGAGCTTGCCGGATACGCCGAATTGCCGAATCATGCCTTGGGATATGAGTTTGCGCAGCTCGTCCTTCTTGACGTAATACGCCTTGCGCAGAATAGCGGGATTTGCTGCCTGAGATTCAGTGAACCAGTGAGGTATGATGGCGTGCTGCTTAGACACTAATCGCGCAATGTCCTGATTGCATCCCGCCCTGCCACTCCGCGGCGGGTAGCGGTGCTCAGTCGCATTATGTAACCTTCGCAGCCAAATGCAAGAACTTTTTTCAACTATTTTTGTAGTTCAATGGTACTAAAGTACTATTTACACGCATCCTATAGCTACATAATATGGAATCGTGAACTACAGGAACATCAGTGGCTACAATCCTCAGCGAGCGCAAAAAGCGATGGAAAGGCGAAACGAAATCTTGCGCCTCTATGCCTCCGGCCTGACATATCAAAAGATTGCCGACCAAATGGGACTCACGCGCCAAAGAATCCAGCAGATAGTCAGGCCGCCAATTCAGGTCATCGTCCTTCTTCGCAAAAGAGCCAATGATTGCTGTGAACGCTGCGGAGTGCAGCTGACCAAGTATTCTGGCCACGTCCACCACGTACGAAAGGACGTGACTGGAACTATTACTGACCTGGGCCTACTGCGTTATCTGTGCCGAGGCTGCCATACGGTCGAAAACTATGACCTAGGATATATGGCCAGACCAAGAGTCAAGCGCGTCAAGCAAACCATGCCATTCTTTAGGATGCGTCCTAAGTCAAACATTCCCAACAACTAGAACCTTTATATTTTCTTTACTTGACATACTTCCATGATGGATGTATCGTACGCGCATGGAGGCAATCACAATGGCCGCAACAATCAAGCAAGTGCTTCTGAATACCGCAGACCAATTCGAGGTTGGTGATGACAGGCACGCCAACATCATTGATGTGCTGAATCGCCTGAATCGCGTGGCCCCGAACACTCTCGATGAAGTGCTCGACTTCGCAGAGTTAGTCACTGACGTTGAAATGAGGCCGTGTGGTGAAAATTCTCGTTCTTAGCGCATAGCGCATGGAGGGTGAAATGAGCGAAACGAAGCTGACCTTAAGAGATGGCGAACGGATGCTCTGGCACGCATTTGAACACGTACGCGAAGGAAACGTTCAGTGGATTTGGCAGCGCGAAGAGATATTAGATGAAACTGTGAGAACTATCCACGATTGCTTGGACATGAATCTAGAAGCTCAATATGGTCATGGACGGTAGTTCCCCGCTCCAGCGGATTCCGCGTGAGTCCGCCTTCGGCGGGAGGGATTGCGAAAGGAGCACATCGTGGATACTGATGCACTTGGGACATGCAAAGAAGTCACTGAGGAGTTAGCGCAGAGGTGTCCTGAACTTCGGCGTGTGCGCGGGTTCTATTACGATATCTTTTGGGGGCAACGCACACATTGGTGGCTAATCGCCCCAAACGGCCAAATTATTGACCCGACAAAAAGTCAGTTTCCAGATACTCACGGTGAATATGAAGAATGGGTCGAGGGACAAGAGGAGCCTGTAGGCCTGTGCGCAAACTGTGGCGACTACGTTTATGCCAGCAAGTGGGCCGGCGACCCGACTGTTTGTAGTGAGAAGTGCGGAATCGAATTTGCTCGTAGCTTAATGTAGCGCAAGCTGCGCAATAGGGAGAGGAGAGCAAGGATGCTGCTGAAATGGAAGCCGAATAAGCCTCGTCGCAAACAGCGTTTCCGCAAGCGTCCATCGAAAGTATCTTTGCTGAGAAGGAAGTACGGGCCTCAGTGGTGGAAAGCAGACCCAACGATACGCACCGAAAGGAGCGAGCCATGAATGACGCGAAGGAAGCAGTCTGCGGTGAATATGCAGAGGTTTTGCACAAGGAGATTGCCCACCTGCGCGACATCAACAAGGATTTGCTCGCAGCGTGCGAAGTTGCTCTGCCAGGACTTCGCCACCTTGAAAAGGAGACTCAATTCGCTGGCGTAAGGGCGGATGCTCAGATGGCGGCGAATACAGTTGAGGACGCCATTCGCAAAGCCAAAGCAGAAGGGAAGTGAACATGGCAGACCTGCTGAGTCAGTTCCCAAAGCTGCATTGCAAAAGGTGCCCTCACTCTTGGTGGCCGCGCAGCCCAGAGAGGCCCATTAAGTGCCCCAAGTGCGGCAGCCCTTATTGGGACAGGGAGCGCATCAAGGATAGCAAAATTTCCAAAGAAGAGAGGAGCGAATGATGCACGCGTACAAACAAATCCGCAAAGCAATGCGTAAGAATGAAGTCTCACTTTTGGCTTATCTGCGCAGGGAGCGTGTCACATACATATCGCTCTGGAGCATCGCGTGGCACAATGCCTTGGAGAGATTGGAGAAGGCAGGCCAGGTTAGCATACGCAAAGGGGTCTACACAGTCAAAAAAGGCGCCGGGCCTGTTACTCCTGCCGTACGCAATTAAGATGCCCCCTGCATCATCCAATCAGTCCCAATAATCCGCCCTTGCTCGTCGCGCGTCTCGCCTGTCCGCACGCATGGGCAGCCCTTTATTGGGCAGCGGTACAGCGTACGGTCATAGCTGCGGAACTTGGTGTTCGATGCCCGCTCGCGCAGCTTGCCATGGATTAGAGTCATCTCTGTGCCGATGTGAGTTAAGCAATTTGGCATATATTTTAGCGGGGGCTGCCAACCTATTCCTTCAGCGGTGGAATCAACCCCCGCTCCCTCCTCCTCTGGTAGACTGCCTACTACTTGGCCCTAGCACGTTCTAGCTGGGTCAATCTCCTATTGGCTGCGGTTGAGCAACAGTGAATGAGCCATCCAATCCCCTCACGTAATATACCGACACCAGCTTAGGCGCTTCCTTCTGCTGCTGACCCATTCCCATTGCCGTGTCAAACTGTCCTTGGAAACTAGACTTATAACGCGCTTGCGTGCATTCGTGACATTCGCAGCGTGGTTCGTTCATAATCGCTGCCTCGCTTTCTATGCGCTAACTGGTTCTGTTGCGCAAACTTGCGGAATAGCTGAAAGAACGTCCTGTAGGCAGCACGCCACTATGTACGTGCCGCCAGCCTCAAGCAAGGCATCCCTGAACTCCACCTGGTTGTCACTCAGGCCCTTGCCTGCCCTCTTGACCTCAATCCCGATGTATCGCCCTTTGCTCACTGCGATTATGTCTGGCGCACCCTTCACGCCGTAGCGCACAAATCGTTCCTTGCCGTTCCAAGATGCTTTCACCGCACCCGTGTTATTGCGATAGTGGAAGATGCGGTGCAGACTCAGCCACTCAAGGATTTGCCCCTGAATGTCGTGCTCGGTTACTGCTACGCTATGGGCGCTGCGCTTCATCGCTTGCCCAGCAACGCAACTGCTATCAGCACTTTCATGCAGTCTCCTTCTGGCCGCGTGCGCGGATTCTGGTGCGCACTTTCAGCAGCCTTTGAATTGCGCGAACCTCAGCATCCTCATCCTTGATAGATTCAAGTTCTGCGTTCACTTCCTTCGCGCACTCTTCCCTCTCCCCTGCCACGGCGGACTGGAGGGCGGCGAAAATGTCATCGTATTCGGCGGTAATCTGCCCATCTATCCGCATTTTGAAGCAGTCCTTTGCTAACGCTGAAAGCAGCGCCTTCTGCTCGATGTTCACTTGAGGTCTCCTAGTAGCGCAAGCCACTCGTGTCTTGGGCATAATTGCCTTGAAATTGGCCTACACTCACAGCGCATCATATTCGCCAGCTTCATCGCCCGCGCGTGCCATGCCGCCAATTCATTAGCACAGTCTCCAGAGTCCATTCGACAGCCCTGCTCCTTCCAGAACTCAGGGTCATGCCACCTTGCAATAATCTCCGCCAAGCTCTGCTCGATGCGAGGGTCAGTCATGCGGCACGCTCCTTTGTCGGCATCTTGCGAAGCGGCTCTCCGCAGATGTCACACTTCTTTTGCTGCGGCCAGAAAAGCCAGCTTGCATTGCAGCCATCGCACCACTTTTCTACTGGCTTATATTTTGGCTTGGTCATGCGAAGGCTCCTTCCCGCTGAGGGCGGCGATGCGCTGCTCTAGCTGCAATCGTCTGGCGCATGGCGTTTGCAAGCTCTCCCCTAGATAGAAACATTCCTTGCAGGTCGTGACATGCTCATGGAACATCGCTTTAGCCTTGATGCGCTCGATGGCTTCGTCCGCTGCGAGGTCGGAGAGGGAGCGAATGTGCGCTTCCCAATCCTCTATACACGCGGCATTATCTTGTCGGCTTGGCCCAACGTAGCCACAATTACAGCCAACGCGAACGTCATCAAAGCCAACGAAGCCTGGGTAGTGCTTCGCGCACGCCTCGCGCATCCCCGCACGCGCCTCGCTGCGGATGCGGGAGAACTCGGCGGCAACTACTTTCGCAACCGGCCAGTATCCCGCTCCGGCCACAGAGCCTAATTTCTTCATCGCTTCGACAATAAGCTCATGCGTTCTCTGCAAATCCTGCTCCGTGTACGCTGGCTCAGTCATGGGCCACGGGGTGAACTTATTGTTAGCCATCCCTTCACTCATTATGCCTTCACCTCAGCTTTCTGCTGCTCAATGCAAATCCTTCTTGGATGTTTACGACGAGTCTGATTAAATTTGCAAAGTATCGCATCGCTCAATCGCACGCCGTTCATTCCGGCAGCAATTTGTTTATCAAACATAGAAACGAAGTCTGCGGCTGCTTTGATTCCTTGCTTATACCCCATGCGAAATCTTGTGTTGCTGAACAGTTTGATGTCTTTTTGCAAGCTCATTTCCTCACCTTCGCTTTCTTCTCGCGGAACTCGCGCACGATGGAGGCGGGAGACAAGCCATCTATAAGGTCAGACGCCTCGGCTCGTAGAATCTTCGAGGGCGCTCCATCCTTCTTCCAATTACCGTGCTCTCGGCACTGATTTATGATTATGTTCTTGCAGGACAGTCTAGCCATCTCCGCGATCTCCCGCAGGTCGGCGCACAGCGAGCAATATCCATGAGGATGAAGCTGCGAAGAAAGCCCTGGAATAAACGCTCCAGAGTTGTCCTTCCAGAACGCCTTCGGATGCCCGCACTCCAGCGGCTCCTTCATCGCGGCAAGCTCCTGCTTCACAGACATTAGTTCCTGTGTTCGATGCTCAAGGGCACGGATATTTAAGTGCAACTCTGACGCCTGCTCGCGGGCGGCGGCGAGGATGGGGGCAAGGGCATCGGCACAAGTTCGCAATCTGTCAGTTACGGAATCGTCTAGCCTGTATGCCCTCTTTTCGCGGAAAGCGATACGCTCGCGCCACTCCTTCTGCAACGCCTCAATCATCTCGACCAGTGTGCTCATCGCATTTCTCCCTCTTTGCGAAGAATCTCTCGGCAATTCTGACAATCGCACTTGTCCAGAATCGAGCATTTCATTGAGCAAAACACAATTCCT